ATCTATAGAGTCAGGCTTTGTCATATTATATTATCCTTGGTGTATCCCCCAAATTACCCCATGAATTGCAGGAGTATTCTGGGCAGCTAATACGGTAACTTTTGATCTAAAATCTATAGGCCAGTTGGTTTCAAATGTATCGCCACCTAATACCGGAATCCCAGTGGTAGCCGAAGCATCTACATCTAATCCAACATATACAATATCAGCAGCAGTAGCAGACTCATTTCTTATTTTGATTCCACGTATTACTGATAACCCTGCACGACGTTTCGATGGGGAGAGATTCGCTGTTCCTTCCCACTCATAATTTAATCCTTGCGCCCCGTCAACGTAAGCGGCGTAATTGCTGTCCCCGAATCTTTGTTCCACATGTATTTTGTCTACATAAAAGTTAATGTTATGTTGAGTAGTTGATCGAACTATTACTCTATACGAAGCACTTCCAGTTACAGGGAGCTTGTATTTAACCTGAAGTTGCTGAAAGGCTGTACTCAAACTAACAGAGTTACCTGTTATAAGGTCAGTTCCATCAGAGTCTTGAATAGCAATCTCTGCATCTCCACTAGCTGAAGCCCCCATTATAGTAGCTTGACCCGTTAGCCATACCTCACCGTCATGGGCGTTACCTGACATTCCGGGGGTAGTCCAATAAAATCCTTCCCCCGCAGCAGAGTTGTCAGGGTTGACTAACAATGAGTTTGATGCATCATCTGCTTGTGCGGAACTTTGGGAGATTGCAGAACCATCGGCTGTAAATTCCGAAATGGTGGCACTTTCTACGGAGGGGTTTGCTACAAGGTTTACAGAGGGTATTCCTCTATCAACTGACAGGATAGTGGTGACTGCATCGTTCGCTACTGTCGCATCTCTGAAGGGGTAATATTTAGTAAATGCGTGAACACTGGAACGTGTGCTAGGGTCTCGTTCCCATCCGTTCCAATCAATATTACGTGTAGTTGACATTAGACGTTATCCCCCTAATTAAGTTCCGTTTGTAGAGCAGCAGCCACCCCCCTAACTGGGGGGTGACTACTTGGTTATTTGTTACGATGGGTAACCATAAAGGTCTATGCGGAAAATACCTGCGGTATAATCAGCATCTGTAGTTCCACCTCCACCAACTAAATACAAGTATTCATCGGCGGCTGGGCTTGCAATAAAGCCTTGCTGGTTAAAGTTGTTCGCAGATAGTGTAGCTATCCAGTCCTGTCCAGCAGTTACTAATGCTGTCTCCGTTAGATCGGTAACCGCACTATCTTCAGTTCCGGTAGCTTCTGTAGCTGAATATAGATCAATGTCAGGCTCACCACCAGCCGGGGTTTCTAAGCAAGTCATTTGTCCTGCAAAGATTGTACCATTAAGAGCTTCGGTAATTTGCCCTAAGTGACAGTATTCAGAGGTACCATCGACACCAATGATATCAGCCGCTGCTGTGTTACGTAAACCCGTTAAATCTATAACGATAGTTGTAGTTATAAGGTCTCCCGCAACAGTAACGTTGCACTTATAAAGAGTACCAGTACCGTCAGTAATACCCGCCCCTGCGGTTACATTCTGCATCCTGAAGGCTGTCTCATCGGTACTACCAAAAAGTAAAGTCTCAGCATCAGCTAAGTAGTTCCAGTCGTATCCTAGAGCAGTACGGGCTAGTTCTCTAGTGTCGCCCGTTACACTTGATTGTTTAAACGTATGTTTAGTCATTATATTTTGTCTCCATTTGTGAAGGACATACTGTTCACATCATCCTGAATATTTCGATTTGTACGCCACAAGGCTTGCTTTATAGATTTCTTCAAAGCTTCTGTCGCAGAACTGTTAGGTACCGAAGCTTCCAATAGATTCATAACTTCGCCTACCAGCCTTTTAGTCTGGACATCCAAACTTTGCAACACACCATCTGTGTATACTCTTCTCATTATTCACCATTACATTACTTTACATTTCAATCAAAAAGAAGCTGGGGGTGGCTACAAGAACCACCCCCAACCATTATTCTTACGTGTTAAGGTCGGTGACCTTAGCTTGTACGAAGAAGTTCTTGCAGCGAAGCTCACCCATAGTGTAGAGCAGACCACGAACCACTAGCGCATTAGCTGCGAAGTAGTCACGGTTTTCTACATATTGAGTAGGCTGTGCTACAGCAATTTCAAGGTAGTCAGTGTCAAGAACGTAAACGTTCGAGCCAAGAACCGTGTCAGAAGTGTTAACACTCTTAGGGGTGTCAGCATCTGGCAGGATTGGGATACCCTGATAAGTTGCAAGGACTAGACCAGTTCGAGTGCCGGGGAACGTTCGTTCCGAACCAACACCAACCTGATACTCTTCCTGTCCCATGTACCTCTGCTGAGAGTTCAAAAGACGCTCAAGCGTGAAGTACTGATCATGACCAAGAGTAATAAGCTTTGGCTCACCACCATTGGTACGAATAGACTGAATACAGTTGTCTATAAGGTTTAGGGATAGGTCTCGACCCGTACCGTTGTTATCACTAATTGTTGATGCTGAATTCCAAGCACCAGATGTGCGGTCAGCATAGGTAAGGTCGTATGCTCGAACTCCACCGTTTGCGGCGAAGTTAGCATTAGAATCGTACACACCACCCATTGATGCCCCGTCTTGAGCGACGATATCATCAATAGATGTAAAACCAGCACGACTGTAAATCGCAACACCATCACCGTCTGCAACAGCAGCGGAGGTAGTAGCGTGAGTTACAACACCCGTTGAGGTGTTGACAGCCGAAACTGCTACACCGGAAGTGTTGATCCAGTCGTTAGCTGAAGTATCCCAAACCGTAAGTGTGTCACCAATCTTTATGTGTTTGGCAACAGCGGCTGGGACAGTTGAGGTAGTCGTGCTACCTGCGGAAGCGAGATACATGGAACCAGCCATCAGTTCCTCATTGATCTCTTTTACGTGGTCAAGCTGTGCATTCTCGTTCTCCATCGCAAGAACGTCGCCAATACCACCTTCAAGTTGCGCCGTGAAGACTGACTTCACAGATGCACCGAATGTAGTTGAAACGATTCGAGGCAAGCTCGATACCGTCTCAATGTTGGATACGTCCACGGTTGGGAGCGAACCAGTTTCAGTTACCGGGCGAGATCGACTCGATCCACGGTCTGTCCTGATACGCCAACCGGCGGTGCTACCCCAGACAGTTCTGGGAATAGCGTTGAAGAAACGGGTCTGGTTGTTTAGAGCTTGCCATACCTTCCTACCGTATGTAGTGTTAAAAATGCCAGTCGCAGTGTCAACCGTAAAGTACGTCTGCTTCTGCAAGTACTCTGGGCCGAAGACGGAGTTGTATAGACCCCGTTGCGACTGAGCAAGATATTCACTTAATGAAGGATTAGCCATCTTTAAATCTCCTGTTTCTTACTCGTTGTTTATTAGAGAAGTTCCTTCGGAACTCCATTAGTGTCACCCGCTTGAATTCTCATCTGGAGTTCACGAAGTTCCCCATATGAAAGATTAGCGAGTTGCTCGACAGTATCGCCCTGAGTAGCTGACTTTACAATCGGAGTTGTTCCATCAGTTCCAAGTGCGGCGAGTTGCGGTGCAACCAGTCCAGTCTCTTCTTTAAAGCCCATCTTTCGTAGACGGTCTTCAGACTCGGTTTGAACAGCTTTTTCCATACTGCCTTCAAAAGCAGCAAGTTGTTTGCGTAGGGAATCTAGTTCCTTTTGCATAGACTTAAGTTCATCGTCGTCATCGTCATCGTCTGCGTCGTCACCAGCTTTTCGATAGCTAGCTTCCTTCGTGTCATCTTCATCATCGATTTCGTCGTCGTCGGCGGCTTTTTCGTCAACATACTCATCTGCGGGCTTGTCTTCATCTTCCTCGTCGTCACCAGCTTTGATCATAGCTTGAATAGGTTTCTGCTGATCTTCTATCTTTGTAGAGATCGTAGCAGCAGATTCGGAGTCATCAGCATTTGATGCGCTACCGCCAGTAGTTTTTGCTTTACGCTCTTTACTACCATCAACATCCATACCTTGATCTGCTTTTAACATACTGGCAACTTCTGATGCCAATTCTTTTACGAGGGCTGCCTTTTCAACAGCAGCGTCTTCTTCTTCTCTCTTGTCTTCTTCGTCTTCTTCGGCCTTTGTAAGCCGTGCATCCATCTTCTGGAGTACTTCTGCGACCGCAGATAGGGCTAGGCCATTGCCTTCTAACGCCTTCTCAATACGTTCCATTTCGTCTGCCATAAGAATTTCCCCCTATAGTCCATTCCAGTCCAATAAAATAACGTATGGTTGGTCTTAGCCACCGCCGACCACACGAAAATACAACGTTAGCACGTTTGTTCTAACATTTTATTATACTATACTTATATAGAAAACCTACGAAAAATGCCAAAAATTGCATTTATTTCTCATTTACGGGGAGTGTACCGCCCTCAAGGAGGTGTAGTATCTCATTTCGGTAATCATACATCGGAACTTGCAGGAGCTTTTTTAGCTTCTCACACTGCGTTCCTTCGGGTAGAGAGGCTTCTACCAAATCTAAAATCTTACCAACCATGCGTGAATGTCTCTGCATAATATATTCTTGTTCTTTACTAACCTTTGTAATGTCTACCATTCTAAACTCCTTTAAAAACCTAAACTCTTTACTATAAATTTATCTGGAAATTCTTGTGCAGTTATTTTAGCCCAACTTTTGGATTGGTTTTTAGCTGCGTTTGTTAGAAAACCATTACCCCGTCCTGCGGGTCTAGGCCCAACATTTTTTGTGTGCTTCCGAACTGTTACAGTTTTTCCACTAGGATATGTTCGTTTATGTGAGGAGACCTCCATCGTTTTATCCCCCACGCCACCCCATTGTTTCCCACTTGAGGCACCCTGAGTCTGATTAATCATACTTGCATAAGGAGTGTCGTACTTAATTACCGCTACTTTCTCACTCCCCATAAATTTAATAGAAGCGGAAGCCTTTAGCTGCCCGGTTTTTACTGGAACCGTCTTTTGGGATTCAAAATAAATACGGGCGGCAAACTTTTGTAGGGACTGTACGAGGACATCCCGAAATGTCATACTTTTAAAACGTTCATCCATAGTACTTCATTATACTATGTTTTGGCTCCAAACTTCTGGAACGGTAGAATGAAACATATCTGATTTTTTATCAAATTTATCTAATCGTATAATCTCTTTACTAACATTCCCATGGTCTGGGTGCCAGTAAGTAATCAAATGCTTCGGGGGTGTACTTACATGAAGTCTATTCGTAGTAAATTCATCTGAACCTTTCATGGTTCCACAGATATACATTGCTCCTGTACCAATATCATATTCATCAATACGATGGAAGTGACCTATCATGATGTCATCAAAGCGTTGAACATCTCCCCATGATTGATTCTGTTGTTGCAACCCACGCATCTGTCCAACCATACGAGTGAAACTCGCTGATGTCCCGCCACCAGAAATAGAATCACCGTGCATAATAAGAATGTTTCGATTGGCAACATTAATAATAGTACTGAAATTCTTTGGGATATGGAATTCAATATTCTTTTGTTCCACACAAAAAGCTGCTACCCATTGGTATAACATGTGATCCCAATCCATATGCTTATCTTTAGAGGGAATCTTTCGGGTCATGCGCCCATGGTTACCCACAACTCCCGCAACTCTAATCTTATTAAAGTGTTGTGACAGAGCTATAAGCGACTGACTAATAAGGAATGCACCATTCATCATCTGTTCCATACAATTACCAATATTAGTTCTAGCTAATTCCTCATGGATATCCCCACTAACCATGTCTCCTAACATAGGAATTACTAATTCATCTATGTCAGCAATGTTGCGGCGGTAATTAGCGAGCAGTATAATTTGCTCTGTCCATCCATATAAGCGTCTGTTGAAGATATCTACATTGTATTCGTTAATACCTGTTGTCTGATCGAAGGTTACCCGATCTCCTACGTGTGTATCTGTCAATGGGGCTACCATTACTTGGGGCTTTGTTCCTCGCCGTCGTGTGTCACGAGATGTAGTCTTGTAATTAAGCCGTTTTATTCTAGGGATAGCAGTAGTGTTATCTCGTATAGCATCAATAATAAGTTCTTTCTTACTACTATCTTTTATTGAACTCTCGTACAACTTCTTGTAATAAGCCGCTTCCGCTTTATGGGTTGCGACTTTCTTATCCTGCTTAACCTTTTCCTCTACCCAAAAGTCTGGGTCTTCTAAAGGATTAACAGGCTCAGGCGCAATAACGTCTGCCATATTAGCAGCGGTTTCATCCAGCAACTGATCTATATCAATTTCTGAATAGCCCTCCCGGTCGAACCATCGTTGAATTGTACTGCGGTGTACGTCGATCCCGTACTCGTCTTCCAGCCATCTCTTTAAGGCTGTCCACCCCATCCCCGCTCGACGCATCTTTATCAGTCGTGGTTTCGCTTGTTCTGGTATTATCATCTATTCTCAACTTTCTATATTCTAGGTATAGCACCTTACCACACATTATACAGGATAATTCATCTTCGTCAAGTTTCATTACCCCATTACATTTCGGACATAATCCATTGTAAAGGTTACCTTGCCTTTGTGTCAAGTTGCTGTGACTCCCTCGCCATTTGTTTTAAATGTTTTTGAAATGCGTATGCCGGTTTTTCCATCGGATGCTTCCAAGCATTCGGGGTTTTTATAAGTCTCAAGATATATTTAATAAACCATTTCAACTTACCCTGCACCTCCTGATCTACTGCATGATAGGTTTCATGGGCATACATTCCGAACTCATAAACCTTAGCTTCCGATTCCCCCCGATTTAACCTAAAGCGTTTCGCAACCTCAGGGTAATTGGGGGTGTAGTAGATTGTTCCCCAAAGGGTGATACCTTCCGGTTTAGAGGGAAGTCGCCCAGCAATTTTACCTATTTTAGAATCAACTATCACGGGGGGTAACCGGCGTATCTTTCCATCTACATCCGCCCCACCCGACCAAAAGCCAAATTCTCTATGAA